CCCAACGTAAAACGTTTGGCGGTTGAGATTGCTGGTCAATGCGTGCTGCTCAACGCCGACGACGCCGAGTCCTTCGCCGCGTACCTGCGGGCCTGGGCGCTCAAGCAGCGGCAGGGGGTGTGATGGACGCCAAGATTCTGATCGCTGTGCTTGCGGCTGTCTGGGCAGCGTATTTCGTGGCGCGATGGAGGGCCGAGTGATGACCGACAACGAAGCGATGGTTTCCGTGTTCGCCCTGTTCTTGGCGTGCGTTTCGTTCATGTTCTGGAGGAGTACGCGATGACCAACGACGAAATCTGGCACCAGTCGACCGTGATGGAGCGGTGCGAGATCCTGCGGAGCAGGCTGGACTCGCTCTCGACGATGGGGCCGCCGACGATTGTGGCCCAACCAATTGAGCCGGTTTTGCCTGCGAGGCCGGGTGGCATTGGTTGGATTCCCGAAAAGCTTCAGATGCTCGCGTCGCTGGATTACGTTAGGCCCGAGCAGATCGAACGCTGGAAGCGGATCGAGGCGGCGGCGAGGGACGCCTGGTTTTGGCTCGCAACTGGAAACAGGGATCTCGAACTCGACGCGACTCTCAATCACTTCTGCAAGCAACTCCGCGAGGCCCTGAATTCGTGAGCCTCAACCGCTACGCCAAGCAGCGCGACACAAACGAGCCCGAGGTCATCAAGGCGCTCGAACACGTCGGGGCACTTGTCCGGCAGCTCGACACGCCGCTAGACCTTCTCGTCGGATACGGCCGTCAGTGGTTTTTGATCGAGGTGAAGATGCCAGGCGGCAAGCTCACCCCGAATCAGGAGGAGTTCTTCGATGACTGGTCGACGCACGCGGCTTGCGGCGTTGCGGCTGTGGTGCGTAACGCCTCCGAGGCGCTGGCCGTCATCGGCTGCGAGACGAGGGGCGTTGAGGTGGGGCCGAGGGTGATGACGAGTCCGTGGCTCGATGGGACGGGATCGTGAACCCGGCACCCGAGAGGCTCGTGCCGCGTGTGGTCACGGTCTACGACCGCGAACGGCAATGCACCGCGCCGGGGTGCGGTGTCTGGTTCCAGACCGAATACGACCGGCGCATCTGGTGCTCAAAGCGGTGCGGGATGCGGGCGCACCGTGAACGAGTTTCTAAGAAACGCGCGCAACTCGTTCATGAAACCGTCCAGCAGCAATGTCGGCAACAGGGCGCACAATCCTTGATGGGGGAGTCCGCCTTGCCGCGTGCTGTTACCAACCGACGCAGTGTCAAAGTAACGCGGGATGACGTTTAAACCGGGTCAGCCGCGCCCTGAGAGGGCAGGACGGAAGGCGGGGACGCCCAACAGGTCGACGCAGGCAGTCCGCGAGGCCCTTGTCGAGGCGTTTGAGCGCAGGGGCGGGGTTGAATACTTGACCACTCTCGATGACGACATCTTCGCCCGACTGCTCGTCCGGCTGATCCCGAACGAGGTCAGCGCGAAGCTCGGCGGGGTCGAGGTCCTTCATCGCATCCACGTCGGCCCGAAGCCCGAATGACCACCCCCGACCTCAGCGGCTACACGCGCGTGCTCTCGGGAGCCAGGCACGAGGTCTACTGCAACGGGAAGCACCGCGTCTGGGTGACGCGACAGGTCGCCGACCGAACGAAGGCGACGAGCGTCAGCCGCTGCCCGGACTGCCGGTGCTCGGCGTTCGAGCTGCCGAAGGACGCGACCCGATGAGCGCCGCGGTCCAGTACCAGGACGACTACCTCGGCTATCAGCCCCGCGAGCATCAGCGGCAGATCTCTGTCGCGCTTGACGAGCGGCGCTTCGTCGTGGCCGTCATGCACCGCCGCGCAGGCAAGACGACCGGCGCGCAGTGGAAGCTGATCGAGTCCGCGCTGGGATGCCAGCGCAACGCGCCCAGATTCGCTTACATCGCGCCCACGTTCACCCAGGCTAAGCAGATCGCTTGGGACGGGGATCACGGCTTTAAGCGCATCCTCGAGCCCGTGCGGCCCGTCGTCGCGTTCAACGAGAGCGAGCTTCGCGTCGACTTCGCGAACGGCGCCCGGATCAAGCTCGGCGGCGCGGAGAACGTGGACGCCTGGCGCGGGCAGTACCTCGACGGCGTGGTGCTCGACGAGGTGGCGCAGATGGATCCGCGCTTCTGGCCCGAGGTGATCCGCCCGTGTCTGTCGGACCGCGGCGGGTGGGCGCTGTTCATCGGGACGCCGGCCGGTGAGGATGCGTTCTTCGACCTGTTCCAGCGCGCGAGCTCGGGGTCAGATCCGGACTGGGCTGCGTTCCGGTTCCGCTGGCAGGACACGGGGGCTCTCCCGCTCCACGAGATCGAGTCTGCGCGCCGGGACATGAGCCCCGAGCAGTTTGCGCGCGAGTACGAGTGCAGCTTCGCCGCGGGGATCGACGGCGCGTACTACGCCCGCGCGATGGACGAGGCGGCAAACGACGGGCGCATCACGTCCGTGCGCTACGACCCGAAGTACCCGGTCGTCACGGGCTGGGACCTCGGGTTCGGTGACGCCACGGCCATCTGGTGCGCGCAGCCGGTGGGCGGCGAGATCCGCATCCTGCGGTACATCGAGGACCGGGGCCGCAAGCTGGCCGATTACCACGAGATCCTCAGCTCGACGCAGCTCAAGATCAGCCAGGACTTTCTGCCGCACGACGCGGCTGCCCACGAGCTGATCGCAGGCCGGTCCCGTGAGGAGACGCTGCGCTCGCTCGGGCGACCGATTCGCGTGCTGCCGCCCGTGCGCAAGGATGACCAGATTGAAGCCGTACGGAACCTCCTGCCTCGATGCGTCTTCGACGCCGAGGGCTGCAAGGACGGCATCCGTCACCTGCGGCACTTCCGGCAGCGGCCGCCCGCTCGCGGCGCCCTGAAGACCGAGGGCACGTCGCCGCTGCATGACGAGCACTCGCACGGAGCCGACGCCTTCGCGCAGCTCGCGATTGGAATCCGCCAGCCTGCGCTGGTGCGACAGGCACGCAAGCAACCTGACACACGATGGATCGTCTGATCCAATGGGGGAACGAATGGGCACCGCAGTCGAACCGAACCTGGCCGAAGTGACGCGCGAAGAGATGATCCGATCGCAGATGGCGGAGATCAAGGCGAAGGAAGACGCGGAAATCCGTGCCGCAGCCGAGGCCAAGGTCAATGCCGAGCTCGATGCGATCGCCGAAGCCAAGCGACTGAAGGCCGAGGCCGATGCCTACGAGAAGGCTCGTGTCGAGGCGGCCAAGGAGCGCCAGAAGGTCCTCAAGGCGTTTTCTGCGTCGGTGGCGAAGTGGATGGTCGACAACGACTGCGACAACCCGCAGGCGATCCCGGCCTCGGCGGTCGACAGCTTGAAGGCGCAGGCGGGTCTGTGAGCATCCGACTCCAAAATGAGGTGATCGAGTTGCGGACTGAAGTTCAGCGTCTCGCGCGTGAGCTGGCGCAGATTCAGGCGCTGCTCACGGCGATGACGCGGCAGGCGACGCCGCCGAAGGGGAAGGCGGCGTGAGGCTCCTCATCGCGCAGCCCACTTACGGCCAGGTCGCCGCCGAGTGCGCTCGGTCGCTCTCGATGATGTTCCACGCCATCGGGCACGCGCCGCCGGATGGGCTCGACTGGATCGGATTCGAGCAGCAGTCGTCGAGCAACCTTCCCGAGCTGCGCCACAACCTCGCCGTCAATGCGATGCGCGTCCACGATGCGACGCACATCCTGTGGGTGGATGCGGACATGGCGTTTCCGGCGCGTGCGCTGCATCAGCTCCATGCGCGCGACCTCGAGATCGTGGGCTGCACCTACCCGCGCCGCCTAGGCTCGCCGTTCTCGTCGGCGTCTGACCTCGCAGGCCAGCCGTTCAAGGCGTCGAGCACGGGCGTCGAGCAGGCGAGTGTGATCGGCTTCGGGCTGCTGCTGACCCGGATCAGCGTCTTCGAGGGCGAGTACGACATGCCGCTCTTCGCGCACCACGACGAGCACGGGTACTGCACCGAGGACGTGACGTTTTGCCGCAAGGTCAGAGCGCGCGGGCATGAAATCTGGGTCGATCACGACCTTTCGCGCGAGGTGCGCCACATCGGCAGCGTCTCGCTCGGGCACGAGCACAGGGAGTCCGCCGAATGACCGCACCCGCCGACCCGATGGGCATGGATGTCCTCGATGCCGAGGAAATGCCGAAGGGCATGACCGAGGACGAGCTTCTCGGTGTCGTCCGCGACGAGATGAACCTCGCGGTGGGCTGGATCGAGACGACCCCCGAACAGCGCCGCTCCCGGCTCCTGCGCCGCTACCTCGGCGAGAAGTACGGCAACGAGCAGGCTGGCTACTCCCAGGTCGTCTCGCGCGACGTGTACGAGGTCGTCGAGTGGGCGCTCCCGCAGCTCGTCGAGACGTTCCTCGCTGGCGATCAGGTCGGCCGCTTCGATCCCGTTGGACCCGAAGACGAGCAGGAGGCGATGCAGCAGACTGACCTCGCGAAT